GGTAGTGCTAACCTAGCGTACCCGCCTGAGTAGGAAACCAAAGATACGTTGAACGATATGCTTTGATCTACCTGTGCGACGCCGCCTACTAATCCTGATGCTGTGATTGAGCTAGCAGGGACAGACGCTTTGACGCGCGCTAGACTAGGTACTGTAGCAGACGCTGTTAATACGGTTGCTGGGGCTTTAAGCTTAGCACCATTTCCTGAGAATGCCGCTAAGGTTACGAGCGGTATATCAGCGACTACACCTTGCAGATCAGCGGGGTAGGCTGCGGCAGACATTCTGAAATCTGCTACAGGAAGTGTATGCTGGAATACGCCGTCAACTGCTACATACTCCCCGCCACGTGACGTAAAGCCAAACAACGAGGTACTTGATTCGCCGTAATTATGATCTGCGGAAATAGTATCTAGGGCTAATAAATCGCTAGCGCCTGTACCGATTTCACCAGTAAGGACATGCCCTTTAGAAACCAGACCTACAAGAGACGCGGTAGATGATGAGATAACAGGCGCAACAAAGCCACCGTTAGACTCTGAGATTAACGTTTCAAACGTCGAGTGTGATACGGCGGCTGGATAGTTTGTAGCCCAGGTATCGAGTGGTTGTAGTGAGACAGTCGCGCCATCATTATGAAGTGGCGACATTGTGCCGGTCATACTAGTGGCTGTGCTAAACGCACCACTGAATGATCTGCGTTTATTTGCTGTACCGGCTACTGATAGACTAGCTGGGAAGGCGCCACCTAAATGATGAACCCCGTCAACGGTTCCGTGGCTGGCCATTGTAAATGACATCGGAATAGCAGTGGCTAGTGTGTTGGTTACTGTCATCGGAGATACGACGACAGTAGGAGCCATTTTGAAAGTAGCTGCTAGCTTATACACATTATAGATAACTGCGTCAGCGATGTTATCCCCGCCTGCATAGAGCGACGAGTCAATTAGTAAAAACGAGGTGTCAGAAGGCGGCGCTATTAAGCTTGTATAAACCAGCACTTCGTCAACGTAATAGGTTATCTCAGAACCTATCCTAACTATTTTATATACTGTGGAGGTTGGAGCGGATATTACGGGTGCCGTTTTGTCGACCCCAGATTCCATAATCCGGTAACCACCATTGGAGATATAGAACCCCCACTGGATTTCTTGGTAGCTATACCCCGTATTAGCGGACGGGTCTGAAAGACCTGTTACTACCCCTACTGGCGTGCCGTCGACTTGGAACTTATATATAGCATCGCCGTCAAGCATGCCGATACTTATAGCACCTGCATTCCACCCAGCATTAGGATCGAGTATGTATGTATCCGGTAGCTGTACCGTCTCGTATACGTAAGCCATTAGCGGGTTGCCCCATCGGCAAAGGAATAATCAGATACCGGTAGTTTAGAGCTAGTTACTTGAGTAAAACTGCCGTTGCTTGTAGTGTTACTAAGTGAGCAGAAGCCAGCTACAGGTATGCCGCCGTATATTAGACACTCGTATACTGTAACAGACGCTTGTCCATCCCATGGCACTTGCCATTCATTTGCTGACGTAGAAGCAGCGTTCTGGCTATCCCCAACTATAGGATCAGGCACAAAGACGAGTACCTGCTCGGTTCCGCCAGGCACACGTTTTTGCACGAAGTCTTTAACTAATAGATTGATAGCAGCCACAGGCTACTCCTTATAACGAAGGTAAGGTAACGCTATAGTAATCCACGTTCTGATCAGCACTGGCTGTCAGAGTAGTATTAGTAAAGTTCATCTCCGCATTAGCAGTAGCGATAGCGCCTTGCAATCTAGCCTCAGTTGTACTAAGTGTGCCTGTATCACCCACGGCTGTGTGGCGGTAGAAACTCGCTAGCCCTGAAGCTGCATTAGTGCCTTTCCAGCTTTCACCTGGCGCTTTAGCTAATACGCCTGATGCCGCCGCAGTATCCATATTGATGCCTGTTCCTAGCCCGTCAATAGAGATGGTACATAGTAAGGTATTCGCACCCGCTGAACCGATAGCGTTATCCGCATTGGTAGGAGCAGTTCCTGAGTATATCTTGATAAAGCCAGCCGCTAGTGTTGAAGCTAGCGAACCAGTAGCAAGTAACTTGTTACGCATCCCTGCGCTTACTTTAAGAGCCATCTTAGTCTCCTGTGACTGTTACTGCGCCAGTAGCGAATGAAGCTACTTCTGCGGTGTTCAATGTGACGGTTGGAATACTAACCAAGAACAATAAGTTCCCAGCAGTAGCAGCATCGTAGATCCCTAGATACATGACGGCATAAGGAGCCGCGCCAGAGCCGTATACAACTGCTCCGTAAGTCTGGGCGTTAGTCGAAGTAGCTACGCCGCCTGAAGCTGCACCAAACGTAATTGACTGGCGGGCATAGGCTGTATCGTCGACTGTGGCACTGACTTCTGTTCCAGTATCAGCATCCGTTGGATCTGCTTTATGTAGCGATAGATAAAGCGTGGCGTTAGGTGATGTGTACCCCGTCGCTGTGAGAACGTGGTTTAGCGCCGCATTCTCTAGGTAATCACTCATCCCAGCCATTAGTTAGCAGCCATTGTTAATTGGAATACATCAACTGTGCTTGGCGCGCCTCCGACAATAGCGGTATTGCTCAATGTCATATCACCGCCCGTCTTCGCTACACTACCGTCAATACGTGACAAAGTTGTGCTAGAAGTACCGTCATCATTAGGGTTGCCTGCAAAACGGAACCAGCCGGCTGTGCCTGACGTTATCCCGTTAAACTTCCAGTTCTCTGATACTGCTTTGGCAATAGAACCTGCCGCTGCATTATCAAAGTTAATACCGTTAGTTGCTACGCCGTGTGTAAAGGCCAACGCGTCTACGGTAACCTGGCCAAGCAGAACGCCTGCCGCAGCAGAGTCAGCAGTAGCGGGTTGCGCGCCTGAGTAGATGTAGATCGTGCCGTTAGCTAAGGCGGCGTCTAAACCCGTGCTGCCTAACATAGCGTCCCGTAATCCTGTTGAAAATCGAACTGCCATAATTATATCCCTATATATTTATTATTTACTGTCCCACTATCCGTAGTGGAGACTAGAAACCTGTTATACCCGTCTTGCTCTATAAAAGCGGTGACACATCTGCCACCAGGTGCCACGCTCGCACGCGTTTGCGTAAGATTTTCAAACTCAGGTACTCTGCATACCCCTCGATTTGTCCAGAAATAGAGCACGCCATTTGGATCTTGAGATGCTTGATTCCCTTCTGGTACGCCGTAATCCGCGAGTTTCACTAACCCGTTGCTCATGGAGTACGAGAGTATTGTCTTATCTGTGGCGATTAATACGCCGCCTGTATACGCCTCTAGCATCCTGACCTGTCCAGACACTGCTTCGTATGATCCGAAGAGGTCAAACAACCCTAGCCAAAAAGGCTCAGAGTGGAAGATATAAGTGGCGTCTTGAGGCTGTGAATAATCTGCAACATACATCCGCCCGTCTTGGTAGGTGAGCTTAGTGGCTGACATCGGTACTGGGTAACGTTGGTGTTGCTCCTTAGCTAGCGGAACGATTAAGTTCTCTAATGCGCCATCAAGGAGAAACGATATATTGGTTGTAGTGACCGCTTTGTATAGCGTCTCACCATTAGTAGCCGAGATATAGATAACCGTCTCGTGGTCAGCTAGTTGGGGTACTTCGATCTGAAGTCCTGAGTTAGCTGATGTATTTACAACGACAGGTGTGGGCGCAGCGCCTTCTTCTCCGAAACTATTACGGTGTGTGCACGTGACTTGGTATTGACCTGGCGGTATTGAGCCTGCGGCTAACGTAATACTAGGTTGCATAGCGGTTGCTACGCCCCACGGTTTAAATACGTCCGAGTCTATTACGCCTGTCTTAGGACCAAGGATGTAGATCTTATTTCCAACTTCTTCCCATTCATATACGCCTTCTGGAAAACCAGTAGCTAGAACCGTCGAGGTGAAGTCAGCTTCAATCGCGATAAGCGATCCGTCGTCGATGGCGTACATATGTTTCTGGTCGTCTGTCGAGAACATCCCGTAGACATCCGATAGCGATAAGCGGGAGGTATATCCGTCGCGCCTATGGATAGAATCCTCGTTGTCTATATTTATATTGTCGGCAACAAGTAGTGCCCCTTTCGGAGCTTGTAGCGGGTCGAGCGTGTTTACTAAACCCAGAAACGAGTTTACTTTGAGTGGGTCTTGTTTAGGTAGGGTCATAATCCACCATACTTAACCGTACCAACACGGCGTTGCTTTCTAGTCTGGCGACCCTTCACGATCTTGCAGTATTGATAAAACTGCATTTTATATCGATCGGCTAACTGCATATTACCGGAGTCAGAGTCTTGCTTCTCATAGGCCATGGCTTTACAGAACATCAACAAAGAGCGTTGGTGGGCTGACTCAGCTAGCTCTAGAACACTGCCGTCGTCAACAATATCGTTTACGGGTAACCGAATTACTGAGAACTGAATAGTGTCACTTGCACTAGGTATTGGAACGAGCCGTGCTTTGTTAGTCTGCTCATCAGTGACAAGAAGTCTGGGTGTACCTTTAGCCGTATCCCAGTTACCTGACAACTGCTCGCCGTATCCACCTGTGGTGTATTCTTTGTCAAGTTCATTGAAGTTAACAATCCTCAGTGGACGAGAGCGCGAGCCTAATCTAGCACGTCGGATCTCGATGATCCGTGGATCAATATCAATCCACGGGCTGTCGATCGTAATAGCAGGCTGAGTTACAGCCGGTGTAGAGGAATCTTTAAAGTAATCGGTAAGACGTGCAAATTCTTTCTGGGCTTCATCTAGATACCAGAAGAACTCCTGGTCAGACCAGAAATACTCTTGTACTGTATCTTCCACTTCTGTGCGGAATATACCAAGGAGATCCTCTACTAGATAAGCCACTATACTACTCTACTGCTTCTTCGCCGATTGTAAGCCGAACGTCGGCCCACACTTCATCGCGTTCCCCAGCAAAGACTTGGAATCCTAAATCTTTTGACATGACGACTGCGTCTGGTTTACCAGACCCTGTGAAGTCACCACGCTTGTTGCGAGCGACCATAGAGCGGATCTGTTTTGCTAAGGCTGTTGTACGTTCTGGCCCTTCAAGTTGTACAGCAATTTTTGTCTCTTCAGCATCAAGGACTTCGCCTTGTACTAAATGAGCTCCGGCAGCTAGACAATCTTTAACGGCGGCAGCAGGTACATCAACTGGGGTGTTCTTTTTAAACTCGAAAGTGTAACCAACTAGGGTTACAACGAGCTTATCTACAGGCATTTGTAGTTTCATTATTTATTTCCTAAAGTGAGTGGTGTCCCCGAAGGGGGAAGGGAGTGACTAAACTCCCTTCCTAGTCAACCACTGCCGGTGGTTAAACTGGTTGTACTTCGTTTGCACGTCCACCTACGATGTACGAAACAAGCACGTAACCATCACCGACTGTAGGCGTACCAGTGTTCGTGATGTTCAAAACAAGTGCATCTGTTACAGAGAAAGCCGCGCCTGCAGGTACTAGGTTTGTTCCACCTGCAACTTTAGCGTCAACGTTTGCTGCATACTTATCACCAGTAGTCTTGTCACCTAAGTCAAGTACAGCTGATGAAGCAGAGTCAAATGCATTTACGATTACGACTGCGCCGCCAGTTACGACTGCGCCGCCAGGGATATCAATTAACTCTACGCTTACGCCATCAGCGTCTGCGAAGGTAAAATTGACCTTAGCTGTTAGTGGCCATTGACGACCACCATCTTTTACGATTGCCATGATTTATTTCCTCTTAAGCAATATGATGGGGCGGCGAACCGCCCCGTCGGATTAGATAGCAGTATCGATAGCGATAACACCGAAATCTTGTTCAGTACCAGAGATCTGACTATGGAACACAGGTTTCTTCATACCGATGATTTTGCCGGTAGAAATAGCTTGTTGATTGTCATAATCGAACATCTTCTCGATCCACTCAGGTGAACCAATATCAGCGAATGCCATAGCTTGAGCACCACACATTAGGACACGTTGGCCGTCGACGTTAGAACCTGCACCCCATTTAGATCCAGCTAGTGCACCTTTAGTGTTGTACACGTGACGGTATTCGTAGATCGCTAAGCCATCAACATAGATAACCGAAGCGCCTTTGAATAACGGGTTAGATGAGCTACGTGGTAACGCGTCTTTCCATGCAGCCATAAAGTCTGGGTCAGCTTTAAGCTTCGCAATACCTTGAGGAGTCATGAATACGTTGTACACTTCCATACCATCACCACCACGGATTGGGCGGATGAAGTTGTCTTTAGCGTACGCTTTGGCTTCTACCAACATACGCCATGAAGGAGTATCAGTAGAGACTAACGATGCGTTAGAGGCATGGCTGAAATCTTTAGCAGTGTTGTTCCATGTAAGAACGCGATCTGTAGTTGGAGCAGATACATCACCAGAGAAATCTAAGTTTACGAAATCAGAACCAACACGATCACGACCGTTAGTGTGCTTGCTATAAGCAACACCAGACATTGTCAAGAACGCTAATTGGTCGCAACGATCAGCAAGCCAGTAAGACAAGTTGTCGCGTGAAGTTTCGCGGAAGTTGATGATTGAACGTTGGTCAGCCATACGGCCTTCGTGGCGTGTAGCGTGACGTAGTTGATCAAGCTGAACAACCATGTCGTATGATTTACCAGCTTCTTCATTACCTTCTAATGTGCGATCCCCTGCGATACCATCGCCTTCAAGATCTGCTACTAGGGTAATTACTGCACGAGCGCCTTTTTCGGACTTAGTCAACTCAGTGATTCGTTGAATCATTGCGTTGTTACCAGTACCCATAAAGCGGTTCATGAAAGAGTTGTTACGCGCTGCTTTCCAAAGATCTTTAGACCAGACGGTCTTTTCTTCGTTTGTAAGCAGGGCAAAGTTACTTAATGCCATGTCGAATATTCCTTTATTCGTCGTATTAAAATCCCAAAACTATGGGAATGATTGGTCAAACGTTCTGAACCTATCGCGTCAGATAACTTTCGCTTAATACGGTTATTTATCGAGGGTGGCGATCCTCGCTCTATCTATCGCTATAGAGGTCGAAGTATGGATCTAGCGCATCCTTGCGCATTTGATACATCCTTGTATCGCAGAACCATGTGAGCATGGTACCACAATACAAGGATTATAGTCAACTAGTTGACGTCACCACGCATTTTCCGCTTGGTTGATTCTGGTAACGCGTCGAACTCTTCCTCAGTCAGATCATTAACATCAGGGAGTACATCTTTTTTACCTGAGTTATCACTATCAAACCCTACCTTATCTAAACCAGGTGGTTGCTTATTAGCGGTATCTACGTTCTTCTTCACGTCCGTTTTTCGCTTCTGGGCTGGCTCTGCAGGTTCTGCAGCTGCTACACCTTTAGGCATGACGTAACGTACCGCATCTTGTAGTGCTGTAGAAGGTGCTGTACCTGACGAGACAAACGCGCGTTGTAGACGAAGTACTTCGTCTACCGAGTCTTGGTCATAGGTATCGGAGTCAGGGTCAAGATTAGGGTACTGGGTATTCAATGCTTCGATAGTAGAATCAAGACGGATAGACTCGCGAGTAGACTCGCTCGTACGTTGCGAACGTTGTTCGTGCTCTGCATCACGTTCTGCTCGTTCCATCTGACGGATCTGCTTATTGTAGCCAGCCGCAGCTGCTGTATCACCATCTGCTCTAGCTTGCTCTAGCTTAAGGTCTAAGTCTGCATAAGGATCAGCTTCTTCTTTCTGCTCTTCCTTAGGTGACATGCTAGCACGCAACTCAGCCAGTTCACGCTCCGCTTCTCTTGCACGGTTTGCTGCTGAGTCGTAACGATGCTTTGGGATCATCCCATTAGATCGGGGTGCTTCCTCTTCTTCCTCTTCAGGCGCTTCAGCTTCTTCCTCTTCAGGCGCTTCCGCTTCTTCTAAGCCTTCTTCCTCTTCTTCTTCGACCGCTTGATCTTCAGGCAACAAGATGTCATCTTCGTCTTCCATGGCAGTGTTTGACATTGTAAATCCTCCTAGGATTCTTTAGTTTTAGTTTTGGCTTTTTCTTTATCAGCTCGCTCTGCTTGTTCTCGCTTCGCTTCGCCGTCTTGGATGGTAGCCAGCATCTTTATCTTTTGCTGGCCGACTGCTTTTTCTCGTTCTAGCTGAAGCTGCATGGCTTGTTTTTCTCTCGCCATCCACAACTCTGCATCTTGCTTCTCACGTGCCATTTCCAACTCCGCTGCTATCTTAGCGTGTTGTAATCTTAGCTCGCCTTGCCCGTCATCTTGCTGGTCTTTTTGCACTTCGGCCATTTCTTTACGGGCTCTTACTGCGTTGAGCGCTGCAGTAGATGATTTAACCTGGGTATCCGCTTCTTTGTCTTTATTTTCAAGTTCGAGTTTCTGCATCTCAAGCTGCTGCATTTTTTGCTCGGCTTCAGTTGCTTCACCGCCGCCTTGTAGTTCTTTAATGCGTGCTGCTATTTCTGTTTTACGAGACAGATGACTATTCTCAATTAACACATCGTCAGGAATAGCGATGCCTAGTTGACGTAGCTCAAGTGCTTCTTGGAACTGCGTAGTCTCGAAGTCATCTCTTGCAGGAACGTTCGTAACAACAATGCCGTATTCACCTAGCGTTAGATCATTAATTAGCTGACCTTCTGGTGTCATCTGGTTTACAGCCATCTGCTCAGTCTGTGCTGTTAAGTCACGACCGACGACTTGGATAACACGTTCTTCTGTGTAATAAGTCTGAACTAAATTTAAGATCCGCTTAGCCAACATGTGGCGTGTTTTGGTTAGGTTATCTAGTGGTTTCGCTAAGTTGACAGCGCCAGCAGATTGTTTTGCTTTAATCGCTTTTGCTGCTACGTCGGCTCTATCCATGCCGCGCTGTGAATCAGAGATACCTGATATTTCTTTAATGAACTCATCTGACTTATACGTTACACGATCGAGGCCAGTTGGCACTTGGTTCGGGCTGATCTTCTCTAGATCGTTTACATCTGTTAGCTCAAACACAACACCTGTTTCAGCGCCGCGTTCTTCCAGATCTTCTACATCCATGTTCTGTAGTGAGCCGGCTTTAACTTTGTAACCACTGTTTGCTGTGGTGTTGATAATGTGTAGTTCTTGACTTGACGCTTTGTTGAGCTGGTCTTGTGGAGAAAGGAGATTCTCGACTAAGCCAATCGTCCGTCCGTTACGAAGGTATGGGAAGTAAGGCACGATAGTAAAGTAGGTGTAAGGACTCCACTCGTCGAACAGCACAATGTCATCAGCTGTTACCGTCCAGCGGATAGATTCCGCTAAGCGCTTAACCATTGACAAGCCTGCTTTGTTAGCAACATCTTGGCGTTTTGCACTGTCCCAGTTATCTGGAACCATACGCATGTCGCCTGCTTCGATGTCTACGAACCACCACGCATTTCGGATCTTACGGTATTGTCTTTCGATAATACGCACTTTACGGCGTGTATTATCATTCTCTCTGTCACCTTCTGGAACTTGAAACGAGCCAGCAAACGTACCGTGGTAGCGTTCGGCTGAGTCGTACCCAAACTGGAACTCGCTAGCCACTTTGGTCTTTAGGGTATCGGCGTGCTTTTTACTATAGAGTAGCTCGATGTCATTTATCGTTAGCCACTTAGTGATGAACACTTCTTTCCAGGTATCGGGATCGTACTCGTCTGCATCAGGATCTATAACGACATTACGGGGGTTTATACGCTTAAGGCGTACCTCGCCTTGCATGTGATCGTCAAAAGCAGCACGTACATCGAAGAAGCCACGACTTGTTATGAACCCATCGTTGGAGACTTCTGATTCAATATCATCGAGCTTGTTACTGTTGGTGATCTGAATGTAAACTTTAGTGAGCGCGTCGGCGACTTCTTGTGTGCCATCTTTCAAGGGGCGAAAGGATACGTCTGCTCTATTACGCAGTTGCTCGCCCATAACCACAGCCATAGTAGACATGATTTTATTTATGGTGAGTACTGGCTTGCCTTGCGATTCTAGTTTCTGGCGGACAGCTTCGTCCCACTGCTCTCCAGCAAAATACTTATCGCACAGGTCAGCCTTCTTGACGAAGTCAAGGTGGCCGTTGTCTCTCGCGTATGAGTATCGTTCGAACTGTTCGCTAGCTATTTCATAATCGGTCGGCATCCTTGCCATCCTTGGTAAGGTTTATTAATGGGTATGATACAGTATTTTACGTGACTGTACTATCAGAACTTATATATAGTGACGCCGTGCGTCTCAGTCCAGAAATCACTAGCGGGCGCTAATACGGAGGTTAAAAAAACATTATTGCTGAAACCATACGAAACGATACCATAAACCTCATTGCCTACTGCTTTGGCGCCAGGGTCATAAGAGGGGACGTTGTCAAGCCCTGTTGACTCTATTAACCAGGATACGCCATTATCAATCGAGCTCACAATATCGTTCGTTGCTTCTCCGAATAAATAAATAGTACCATTCTCAAGTGCGACGCCATTGGAATAACTCTTGTTAGGTGCGCCGCTTTGGCTTATCCAGGCGAGGCCATCTGTGCTGGTCAACACGACGCCTTCGTAGGAGACCAAACAAAAAACCGCACCATTATGGACAACGCAGGGCCAGTAGTCCTCGACGGGTAGGGCCGCGGCAGTCCAGCTTTTTCCATCTGTGCTGTGTATATATGACCCATAACCGGCGGCGATATAGCGCGTTCCACTATCCGCTACGGTGTAGTAGTCACCCGTGGGGTAATTGATGGTACTACGTGTTGTACCGTCTGTTGTCCATAAGCCGCTGGAAGAGCCTATGATAAAAGCAAAGTCGTTGGTTCGGGCTAAATGTAAGGCGTACCAATTCGGGCCTGATGGAAGTGAAGTCGTCTGCACCCAATTTATGCCGTCGCTACTGATATCAACATTGAGGTCCAGACTGCTCCCCGCTGTAGTGGACAAATAGGTCGTGGGTAGTTTAACTACCGCACTGCCTGAGGCCGAGGTATATTCCCAAATACCAACGGGGAAATCCGAGAGCGGCATATATGAGTTCTGATCCCCACCTGTTAGGGCATATATGTAATCGCCGGCAATCGATACGCCTAAGTAGTTCCCATTATAGAGCCCGAAACCATCTGTCCCCTGGACTTCGTGTAATTCTAATATATCCATTAGCAGTTCCATGCTGAAGTATTACCTAATCCTGTCCAGAATATACAACTCATAATTTTATCTCGTGTACTACGACTTGAGCATAGTAGTTCCCGTCAGGGTGGTATTCATCCCCTTCAAAGGCTATGTATGTTGTGTTACCGAAACTAGTTACTTTAGGGTTCGCTATATATTCATACTCTCCAATAGAGTAAGGCGCTTCAAATATCTGCGTTTGTCGGTTAAAAAGAGATACTTTCAAACTGTATTTACTACCATTAAACTCACTGTATAACACTACGTAACTATTTCCACATGGGAAGATGCCGCTTTCCCACCCATCCATGTAGGATATATGAGGAAAGTCAGTTAGTGTTTGGATTACGCCGTCTTTCTTCCATATGTATCGTGTTACAGTTGGGTTCCCACTTAAACGTTTAGAGTTTTCTAAAGCCATCATTTCTTTATCAGTATGACTAGCTACTCCAGAAGGAAACCACTTATTGAGATTAAATTCGGTTGGAAACATCTGGGTCTTAGTCCACGTAGAACCGTTGTCATCAGAAATATATTCTTGGGATGCTGAATCGTCATTGAAGTTATTAGTAGGCTCGTTAGTATACAAGCGAATCTTGTTATATGGCAAAGTCTGCATACTTATTACTCTGGGGTATAAGTTACCCGCAGAAACTGGATACGGCGTAGATTTCAGCGCCCATCCTACACCGACAGTATGTTCCCATACTTCTATCCGGTGATCCGCACTAGAATCAGGAGTATAACTTACAGCAACTAGCGCTTTCCCTGCACTGTTTTGGCACCCGGATAACTGAGACCCGACATTTATGGCAGCCCCAACTATAGTTTCGGCAGCGCTCCATGTATCACCATTGTCGCTTGATCGCCAGAACGCACTAAGTTTTCCGGCAATCGCAGTGACTGCCGTAATATATAGATCATTCCCTACAGGAAATATAAATCGATCGAAAATGCTACCATTATTATTATTTTCTATTTCTACTGGTGTAGACCATCCACTTCCTACTTCTTTTTTAGCGTACCAAAGATCGTAGTTCTCTTCGAATATAAGATGAAGCGTTCCATCAGGAGTAGTGGTTATATCAATATAATCATCCCATGCAGTTTCAGACGGGTTAATTATATATTTCTTGCCTAAATCGTATTGTGCTTCAGTGACAGCCTTTTCTGCTCGCCAAAAACCACCATTCTGATTTGCCCAACACCCACTCATCAGCTTGCCCTCGTTCCGTCGCAGCGGAGAGTCTGCGTGTTTGATCCATCGGTGACTGTGTACGTACCGTCGCTGTTAGCTGTCCAGACTAAGCCGCTAGTAAACGTAATAGTGCTCTGTCCATCTTTTAAACTCTGTGGAGCATCAGGATCATCGCTAGCAGCGTAAAACTTACCGCCACTCATTATGATGTCGTAGTGTCCGTCTGAGGGCCAGCTTTCTTCGGTTGGTGCCGTGGCTACACAGCCTTCCTCAACTCCATGATATTCTGGGTTACATAGGTAGGCATTCGCGTTCTCTTCACCGATAGTTATATCGTCTGGTTGAGCCCCGTCGTATATATGGGTACGGGTACGCTGTACGACAGCAACGAACTCACTAGCTAACCTTATAAATACGCAATCGTAGTATCGTGTGTACCACCCATATGCGTCGATATGTCTCGACCCGCCTTCTGGGGTCCATACTGCATAATATTCTCTAACTGCGGCTGCAGGAGTAGAGGCCTGCCCTTGTTTTAAATATGTCCCCGACGCCCGACTCCAAAACCTACCTGGAATCCAGTTAGGAATTAGTGGAGCTCCGTTCTCCCAGCCTGCCGGTACAGCTATAGTGCCGTCACAGCCTTTGAATGTAACTGTATCGCCTGACGTAGCATCAATCATTCCAGTTACGGAGCCTACTCCACCGCTGCTTGGTAATCCTGGTGAAGCGCCGTCGGATGCTTCAGCGAAGTCATTCTCACCGAAGGGTTCTGTTACCGGTAGCGGTTCGTTGTTTAGTAAATCATTAATATCATACGACGTTCCTGTCTCGTCCGTGCAGGACGTTGACGCGCCGAAGAGTGATGCGCCTCTCCAAAAGCAACTAGATACGCCGTTCACGATAAGATTACCGTCAGCATCATAGGCCGCAGTCGTTCCGCCCTGGTCTATTGAGTACCCGTCGTCAGTGGCGGTTAACGTCTCTCCGCCGCCAAGCGCTAGTGATGAATCACTCGAGCCAGGACTTGGAGCGTCAGGGTCATATTGATTAGTTTCAAAGTTGCCATTAATTAGTGCTACGTCATAGCATGTATCTGAAGTCCACCCAGATGTATCAGTTGGTGCTACTGATGGACAGAAGGTGTCTACGTCTACGGTGCACAGTACAGTAGTAATCAGCCTGCTAGTGAGCGGCTGCCAGCCGCCAGAGAAATACTCAACCTGCACTTGTTGTCCCGAATCAACAACTCTGAATGAGTAGCCGCCAGATGCGTTCGCTTGGATATACTCCTTGCAATCAGCCATCATTTGATGCGCATCAGCATAAGCTAGCGCTTCAGTGTGAAAATAGCTCTGCACATTAGGTGCGACCCATGTTGCGCCATTAAATGACGCATCAGGGAACCCACTGCTAGACCCTCGCTCGCCCTGTACCCAACCATCGATGGCAGGAGGAGTGTCAGCATCTACCCAACCTTCAGGGACTGGATAAGTTCCGTCGGTATGTAGAATAAAGCAGTTGCCATCTGCATCTTGCATAGGGATACTAGCCATTAGACTGACATCGGGTCTTTAGAACCCGCGCCTTGTGTGAATGCTTTTAGTTTGTCTTTCCAGCTGGCGTGCTCTTGCGCTTTAGGCGCGCGAGGTGCAGGGAAGCGCATCGCCATACGGACGACCCATGACAACGCATCGACGATATCGTCGTGGACACCACCAGGGAACCGCATTAACTCAAACACCGCTTGCTCAACCCACGGTTGATTGCTGGGGAAGAAGACCATGCCTTGCTGCATACGGCCTTGTAACGGGCGAGCGCGTACTGACTTATCGTTAATAGGTGTAAGTGCATCCTTGCCCTCTGCCAACGTAAAGAACGCTTTTCGTTCTTGCATACGCCGAGCCAATATAGGTTTAATAGCCATCTCGAGATGTCCTTTCTCGATACCGACTAACTGGGGTTTGTAACGCATGGCGGTATCAATGATTGTTTCAACAATACCAAGCGCATCCCATCGTCCTCTTATTATATCAAGAACATGGATCTGGTCCAAGTAATCAACACCGATGACAGCGCCTACCGTGTAATCGTTGGTCTGTTTCTCACCGATAGCCAAATCCCAGGCGATGTATACATTGTACTTGTGACCGACAGGCGTATACGGCTCCATCCTAAACATACCTTTAGTGAAGTACACACCTTCGTCAGGGACAGGATTTTGCTGGTATAACGCAGACCAATGTCGTGGCTGCATTGAGCGCCGCATATTAAGCAGTCGTGAATAAGGGAAGCGACTCTCATGGAGTGGCTCG